GGGGTGGGTATGGGACAGATCGTCCAGGGTGCGACCAAGGTCATTGTGATGTTCGGAAAAATATCCAGGGTAAAATTGACATAGAGGGTCTAGTTTTGTCTGTGGTGCTATGTAGGATGCCAGGGGAAGGGGTGTAAAAGGGGGGTAGGCGGGGCGAACGAGGGTATATGAGTATGTTGGGCTGGGTTGTGTGGGGAAAGGCGATTCTGGGGCAGATGGTGAGGTTTTGAGGGGTTGTGGACGGTAGCGTTATGATGGGGTGTTCGTTCCTTTCACTCTGGCCCGCCTGGATTAGTAGCGCCAGAGATGATCCCGGGAAGCGGGTGGATACCAGACCGGGGTCCAAAAGACAGGGAAAGGAGATTCTGAATGACCTTCGGTTTCTATCTGGCCATTCTTGTCGTCTTGGGGGTGATCTTCGGAGCCGTGGTCTGGCCGAGGATCCTGAAGCAGAAGAAAGACAGGGAGGAGCGGAAGAAGGCCGCGGTGGAGGTCCAGGCCAAGATAGACGCGGAGAGGAAGTCCATGGGTGAGTACCCGCCTATTATGAGGGGGCGGTCGATGTCGGAAAAAGAGATCCACGCCAGGATCACGGGTACCAAGTTTTTCGGACTGTAAGGACGACAATGCAAGATTACTGGCTATTAATAATTAAAGGACGTGCCAGGGGAACGCTGGAGCAGGGGTCCTTATGTTCCTGTGGCACGCTATTCGGAACCAATAGGGTGCCTGTGGCACGCTGTCAACGTGCCCAGGGACCGTTGGAAATAATTTAGTGTTCAATACCAAGGAGCATCGTTGAGTATCAATTACGTCACCCGGGCCTTGCTGGTCAAGGCTGGGGGAAAGTTCAAGGAGTGGGGTTGGCGGTTGCCTACGGGGGCTGGGGGCATGACGAGGAAGGAACTGAGGTTACTCGAGAGGAAGGGGTTTGTAAAGGGCGAACTGAGGAGACTTGATAGTGGGACGATGATCAAGGTATGGACTTGGCTCGGGCCGAAGAAATGAGACGATCGCACGGAAACTGTGGTTGGGGGATCCCCAAGAAACGCGGGGGGACCTACTGCGGAAGGAAGAAGCGGATGATCGATGAGTATTTCGCCTGTCCTTGTCCGTGCTGGGTCCATCGGCTGAGGATCGATCGGTTGAAGGCGGCGGGGAGAAGGGGCTTCAAGGGCGCCTGAAAAGGCGTCATAAACTATTTAAGCGATGGAGGTTATCATGGCATCGATCATCGTATTCGTTCTCTTGATCGTTTTCAGCATTTTGTTCATCCTTGACAAGGCTCAAAGCCGGAAACTCTGGCTTGCCGGCCACAAGGAAATGAACCCGGTCCAACGGTGGCTCCTGAAAAAGGGGGAGGATTTCTACTACGCGATCAACATGGGGTTTCTTACGATCCTGCTCGTCATCGGGGGGGCGATCTACAACTCCGGATCCGGCGATGTCATGACAAGCACTCCTCCTGGGGCGTGGTGGTCCGCGCTCTATTTTGGGGTAGCCTCGGTTTTTTACGGCTGGGTCTGCCTCCGAAACAAGTCTCTGCTATCAACAAAATCATAAGAGGTCCGGAGGAGAGTTTTTACCTCCTTTGTTTTCTCCTGGGCCGGAGGCGGATCCACCGACCGGCCCCCTCTTTTTTCTTTCCACTTGACATTTCAAGAAATAGGGGTATATCTCAATGTGATCATCGTTGCGTGTGGAGGTAGCATGCCATACGACGTATATCGGAAGGGAAATAAATGGGTCGTCGTTGGGCGCGATGGCCATATCTTCGGGACGTTCGAGACGAAGAAAGAAGCGCGGGAACAGCAAAAGGCGCTTTATTGGTACGAGGGAAAAAAACACGGCAAGTAGGAGACGCCATGGAGACGATCGTCATCACGATGGAAGATTTTCTGGCCACGATCGCGGTCCCCAAGGGCATCTTGCCCAGCATGATCGAAGATCAGGCGAGGCTGGAACTCGAGTCGGGCAAGAATTGGTCTGTGTTCGTCGGGAGTGAGGCCAAGTACGTGGTCGAACTCGAGTCGCTTATGTCGTATTTTAAGAAGAAGTCATTTCCGGAGCCATTGAAGTCCGTGGATTCCCAAAGTTTCAATGACTTCATGGAGAACGACGCCGATAAACCGGAAAAGGGCGAGGATCCGGAAGAGAAATCGGAGCCGGAGCCGGAAGAAAAGCCAAAAGACCACCCGAAAGTGGCTAAGGGCCGCAAATGAACGACGAGTTTCCGGATCCCGAGCCGATCGAGGGGTCCAATGAAAAAGACACGAAGATCCAGACCGAAAGGGATCGGAAATTCGTCGCACTATTCCAGGCCAGCGGTTTCGATCTCGCAAAAAGAGAGGAATTGGCTGTCGCTGCCGGGTTTCCTCCCGGCCACCCAGCCCGCGGCAACGCGGGGAGAGTTATCAAGGCTCTCGTCAACAATAAGGCCATGCAGAGTGCCCTCAAAAAAGAGGGCGTCGACAATAAAAAGTTGGCCGAGAAGTTAAAAGAACTCCTCGACTGTAAGCATCCGTTCGCTCCGAAACAAGCAGACAACTTGGCTCAACTCAAGGCGGTCGAAATGTCGCTTCGCGTGAAGGACGCCTTCCCATCGACCAAGATCGATATCGACAAAACAGACCGGAAGGAGATCATCGTATCGGGTGAAGTCATCCAACGTCTTGAAAGATTCCAGACATTCAAGGACATCGATGTCACAGCCGTTACAGTTAGAGACTCCGGCGATTAAGGATCGCCAATGGTGGCGGTATCAGGCCACCGATCTGGCGTTCTTTAATTCTCAGATAATGCCGTTCGCGTGGGACGATAAATTCCATGATTTCGGACGGATCCACGCCATGATGTGCCATCACCTGGATCCATCCTACCAGTCGAACAGTCAGATATACCTATCAGCCCACCGCGGGTCCGGAAAGACGACTCAACTCATGGGATTCGAGTGCTGGTGGCTCACGTGGTCAATCGTCAGGAAGATCTCGGACGCGATGATCTACAACACCGCTACTAAGGAAAACGCCTGGAACATGAGCGCCGACGTCCGTCATACCATGCTCCAGAATGAGTTCCTGCATTGGATCTTCCCCGAGTTGCCAAGGCGAGAGAACGAATGGGATGATTTCACGAAAAACCGGGTCCAATGCCGGCATGTCAAACTCGACTTCGCCTCACTCGAGACGACCCTGGTTTCGCGGCACTATCCCAAGTGGCTAAACGATGACTTGGAGAATAACGAGAACGCGAAATCTGATTACAGCAGAGGCGAACTCATCAAGACCTGGAAGTACCAAAAGGCCATTCTGACCAAGATCAAGAAGCGTAACATCGGCGTCGAGATCGAGGTCGGAACTCCTTATCATCACAATGGTCTGACGTGGACGATCAGAAACATGCCCCGATTCTCGAGGATCGAGATTCCCTGTTATGTCAACCGGGACAAGAACCAGGGAGTTTGGTACAAGGAACTCTACGATGTCGAGGACTTCGAGGAGAAGCGGGACAAGATGGGATCTTCGATCTTTTCCGCGCAATATCTTCTTCAGCCGATTTCCGAAGAGGATGCGCTCTGCCCGGAGTCTTGGTTGAGGTATTGGGATGCGCTTCCGGACGTTCGCTGGAGAACGATGGTCGTTGATCCTGGCGGGGCAGAACCCGGGACGTCTGACGCGACCGGGATCACGATCTGCGACACGGATGAGAACGGGACAATCTATGTCGTCCATGCGGAAGAGTATTTCGTGACGCCGATGAAGTTCTGCGATCTCGTCGTGAAACTAAAGCAGGATTTCGACGTTGACGATTGCCGGATCGAAAAAGAAAAATACTCCATCACGGTCGCAGACATCTTCCGCCACCGTTACCCGCTTTTTAACATCAGTTTCGTCGAACACAAGGGCCGAGGGAAGGGCAATAAAAAGGACCAGATCAACACGCGGATCTGGCGTCTCCGTCAATGGTTCGAATCCAAGAGGATCCTCGTCGGGCGAAACCAAC